GGCAAGAACGCAGACCCCCGATATTTCGCCAAAAACGGGGCATGGAGGACCGATGGGCCGTAACCCGAAGCCGGCGGCGGCGCTGAAACTGTCGGGATCGTGGCGCGCATCGTCCCGATCGAAGGGCGAGCCGCCTCGCGAGGAGGCGTTACCAGAGTGTCCCGCGTGGCTCGACGATGTCGCACGCGCGGCGTGGCACGACTGGCTCCCGCGCATCGCTGCCATGAAGGTGATGAGCGCGGCCGACCGCGACGCGCTGGCGATCATGTGCGACACCTGGTCGCGCTATCTCGTGGCGCGCGCTCGACTGCTCGAGGAGGGCGAGGTGATTCGCGTCGAGGGCGGCGATCGTGTGACCGTCAAGCGCAACCCGTGGAGCGCGGTACTCGCCGAGCATGGCGATCGACTGCGGCGCATGATGAGCGAGTTCGGCATGACCCCGGTCGGTCGTGCGAGAGTCGGTGCGGCGAAGGAGGCCGCGAAGGATGCCAAGGTCGAAGACATCTTCACCCGCCGAGCGTAAGCCTCGCGCCAAGAAGGCCACCGAGCATCCGGCCGCCAAGTGGAACACGATCCCCGGCTATGACGCGATCGCGACGGCCGGCAACTGCACCTTCGACGAGAAGGCCGCGCTCCATGTGATCCGTTTCATCGAGAGCGCGTGCAAGCTCACGACGAGCACCTGGGCGGGGCAGCCGTTCGTGCTGCTGCCGTGGCAGAAGGCCGTGATCGCGAACGCCTACGGGTGGATGCGCCCGGACGGGACGCGGCGCTATCGGCGCGTGCACATCCTGATCCCGCGCAAGTGCGGCAAGACCGAGATGGGAGCGGCGCTCGCGCTGTACCACCTGCTCGCCGACGATGAGCCAACGCCCGAGGTGATCTCGATCGCGAACGATCGCGCTCAGGCGGGCCGATGCCTCGAGGCGGCGAAGCGCATGGTGCGAGCCGAGCCCATGCTCGAGGGGCGCACCGAGGTCTACCAGCACCGGATCATCGTGCCGACCACGGCCGGGGTCTACAAGGTGATGTCGAGCGAAGCACCGAGCGCGCACGGCCTGAACACGAGCGCGGCGATCTTCGACGAGGTGCACGCGATGGAGAACCGCCGCGAGCTCTGGGAGGCGATCGAGACGAGCGTCGGCGCGAGGCGACAGCCGATGCTCGTGACGATCACGACGGCCGGCACGCTGCGCGAGAGCCTCGAGTACGAGATGTTCGACTACTCGAAGAAGGTCTGCGACCGGGTGATCGACAATCCGTACTTCCTGCCCGTGATCTACTCGGCCGACGATGGCGATGACTGGACGAGCCCGGAGACCTGGCGCAAGTGCGCGCCGAGCCTCGGGCACACGGTGCACGAGGGCTACTACGCGGAGCGATGCCGCGAGGCCCAGGATCAGCCCTCGATGGAGACCCCGTTTCGCACCTACTACCTCTGTCAGCACGTCAGCGCCTCGAACCGATGGCTGCGCATGGCCGACTGGGATGCGTGCAAGCAGGAGTTCGATCTCTCCCGTCTGGCCGGCCTGCCGTGTTACCTCGGGATCGACTTGGGCGAGACGAGCGACCTGACGGCCCTCACGGCGGTCTGGGTCGATCGCGATGAGTGCTGGGTGCGCTCGTGGGCCTACGCGCCCGAGGAGGGGGCGCAGCGCCGGCAGAAGCGCGACAAGGTGCCTTATCTGGATTGGTCCCGACAGGGGCATCTCGTGCTCACTCCCGGCGACGCGACCGATTACGAGTTCGTCCGCAAGGAGGTGCTCCGGCTCGTCGGCGAGAACAAGGTGCAAGCGATCGGCTATGACCCCTACAACGCCAGCGGGCTCGCGCAGCAGTTGGAGAACGACGGGCTCACGCTCAAGCGCGTGCCGCAGTCGTTCTACTACATGGCCGAGCCGACGAAGCGGTGGGAGGCGATGGTAACGAACCGCCGGCTGCGGCACGACGGGAACCCGATCCTCACCTGGGCGATGTCGAACTGCGTCGTGGAACTCGACGCGAACTCGAACCCGAGGCCCAGCAAGCGCCGGAGCACCGAGAAGATCGACCCCGTGGTGGCCGGAATCGTGGCCCTAGCGGTGGCACTCGACGCGGCCCCGGCGGTACAACAGTCGAGCGCCTATGCCGACCGAGGGATCCTATGGCTCTGACTGACTGGTTTCGCCGACAGCCGCAGCCCGCAGACGCTCCCGTGATGGAGGAGCGCGCTGTCGTTGATCGCACGCCGATCGGCCAGCCGCCGGGCGGGGCGCAGGCGTACATCTCGTCCTATGCCGATACGGGGCGCTCGATCACGCCGGAGGCCGCGAGGGAGGCTCCGACGGTCTACGCCTGCACGCGGCTGATCTCGCAGTCGGTGGCTCGCATGGAGTGGCGCGTCATGCGCCGCGAGGGCGGAATCCCGGTGCCGGCGCGAGAGCATCCGCTGTATCGGCTCCTGAATGTCGAGCCGAACGACTACATGGGCGCGCTCGTCTGGCGCGAGTCGATGCTGCTCGACTGCCTCCTCTACGGGAACGCTTATAGCGTGATCGAGCGCGACGCTTCCGGCCGCGTGGTCGGCCTGCACAAGTTGCGCGCCGACAGCGTCGAGGTCTCGCGTGGTGCCGACGGGATGCCCGTCTACACCTACAACTCGGCGCGCTGGGATCGCCGCACGAGCGGCGAGGTCTACCAGGGCTACGACATCTTCCACCTGCGCGCGCCTAGCCTCGACGGTCTCCTCGGCGAGACCCCGATCTATCTCGTGCGGAACATCATCGGCGTGGAACTCGAGGCCGAGAAGTTCGTCGCTTCGTTCTTCCGCAACGGCGCACGGCCGGCCGGGATCATCAAGGTCGCGGGCACGATCACCGAGGAGGCTCTGAAGCGTCTGCGGCAGTCGTGGCAGGCGATCACGGGCGGCGCGGAGAACGCCGGCCGCGTGGCGATCCTCGAGAGCGGCTACTCGTGGGAGAGCGTGAGCGTGAATCCCGAGGAGGCAAAACTCGTCGAGTTGCGCTCCTTCTGCCGATCGCAGATCGCGGCCGCGTTCAATGTCCCGGTGCATATGGTCGGCGACGCGACGAAGACCTCATACGCGAGCGCCGAGCAGGCCGATGCCGAGTTCGTGAAGCATTGCCTCTCGAACTGGGCGAGCCGCTTCGAGGAGGAGTGCGCGCGCAAGCTCGTGCGCTCCGGCGAGCCGATCGAGACGCATATCTCTTTCGACGCGCTGCTGCGTGGCGATCTCTCGTCGCGTTTCGCGGCGTACTCGACGGCGCTCAACAATGGCTTCCTCACGATCAACGAAGTGCGCGAGCGCGAGAACTACGCGCCGATCGATGGCGGCGATGTGGCACGCGCGCCCGTGAATCTGGCGATCGTCGATCCGAACGTCGGGAAGTCTGGCGATGTCTCGCCGATCACAGGCGCATCAGTCGAGGCCGCACCGCTCGCTTTGGTCGATGATTCCGAAGAACCGACTGATGCTATTGAGGCCGTCGCTTCCGGCGAGCCAGTAGCCGATACTGCTCTCAACGGGGCACAGGTGGCCTCGCTCGTCGATCTGGCCGCCAAGGTGCAGACCGGGGAACTGCCGAAGGATACCGCTATCGCTATCGCGAAGGCTGCATTCCCGGCGATCGCGGCTTCGACCATCGAGGAGATGTTTGGTCCGATCACGCCTGCGGCCGTGCCGGCGCTGGCTCCCGCGACTGCTCCGGCCGCTCGAGATTCCAAGGGGCGTTTCGCACGCAAGGCCGAGCGGTACGCGGATCTAGACGAGGCGACCCAGAAGTGCGTCGAGACGAAGATCCCGAAACTGCTCGACGAGGGCTACCCGCAGGAGCAGGCCGTGGCGATCGCGATCGCGATGTGCAAGGAGGGCTCGGGTGGCTGACTCCTTCGAGCCCACGAAGGCGATGCGCGAGGAGGCCGAGCGTGGGCTCGCCTGGCGGCGTGAGCATGGCCGGGGCGGCACCGAGGTCGGGGTCGCTCGAGCGCGTGATATCGCCAACGGGCGGGCTCTGTCCGAGGACACGGTGCGCCGCATGGCTTCCTACTTCGCCCGGCACGAGGTGGACAAGCAGGGCCAAGGGTGGGGGCCGGGCGAGCCGGGATTCCCGTCCGCCGGCCGGATCGCGTGGGCGCTCTGGGGTGGAGATCCCGGTCGCTCGTTCGCCGAGAGCATTCTCGAGCGCCTCGATAGGGCGCAGGAGGTCACGATGGAGCGTCGATATGGCGAGCGTCTGGAAGCACGGGCCGAGGTCGAGGCGGGGCGCGAGGTGCTGCGCGGCTACGCGAGCGTGACCGAGACGGCGTATCCCATCGGATACGGGCAGGAGATCATCGCTCGCGGCGCATTCGAGCGGACGCTGCGCGAGAAGCCCGATGTGGTGGCCCTCTGGAACCACGACGCGAGCCTGCCGATCGGCCGCACGACGGCTGGCAGCCTGCGGCTCATCGAGGACGAGCGCGGGCTGCTCGTCGAGCTTGAACCCATCGACACCCAGGCGGGGCGCGATGCGCGTATCGCGGTGCGCTCGGGCGTGGTCTCGGCGATGTCGTTCGGCTTCATCGTGAAGGGCGATCGCTTCGAGGAGCGCGACGGCAAGGTGCACCGGATCATTGAGGACGTGGAACTTCACGAGGTGTCGGCGGTGACCTTCCCGGCTAACCCGGCGACGGATCTCGTGGTCGATCGGCGGTCGTTCGACATCTGGAGCGGGGAGCACCAGTCGCCACGGATCGTCCGTCGGCGCTTCTGGGTTGGCCCCAAGCGTTGACCAGTAGGGGCCAAAACGGAGAGGATGCAAGACATGGACCAGAGCAGCAGGGCGGCTTTCCTTCGATACCTCGCGCGTGGCGCGAGCGCGATCTCATCGGCTGACGCGCAGACGATCTACGAGGCGCGCGGAGTCACGGGTGCATCGTCTAGCCTGGCTCCGCGGGACTGGGCCTCGTTCTTCACGGACTCGATGCAAACGTCGTGGGTTCTCTCTCGCGTTCGCAAGGTCACCGTGACTAGCAACAAGTTCACGATCAATCACTACAACGATGCCTTCGAGACCGGGGACCGGATGACCTCGGATGAAGAGGGTACTCGCGTGGACGAGGCGGGCTCGTTCGAGTTGCCGCGATGGCGCATTACTGGCGCAGCGCCGACAAACTACGACATGAACTACGAGACCCGTGCCATCGATCTGCACGAGATCGGTGTGAACATGGTGGTCTCGAAGGAACTGATCGAAGACTCCATCGGAAGCGAGAGCGCCGAAACTGTCCTTCGCGACTTCCTGATCCGCAAGTTGCAGACGGAAGTCGAGCGCCAGATTCTCGTCGGAGATCCTGCGCTGAACACGAACAGCAAGAAGGAGTGCCAGGGTGTCCTCAACTACCCGCTCTTCTACAACTCGTCGGATGCGTTCTCTCCTGTGAACGAGGTGCATTTTGAGGATGCGTCAAACTTCGCGATCAACGGATACAACTATCCGGCCGCGCTGATCAAGTTGCGGCCGGCCTCGATGATGAATGCCGTCTGGATCTTCAATCGCAAGGGAGCCAACGACGGCTTCGTTCCGACTACTGCGTTCCTGCAAGCGTCAACAACTCCGGGATCCATCGGCAGCGTGTTCGGACTGCCGGCCTTCATCAACTCGTACAGCAACTACCAGGCCGAATACGATGCCGCGAGCGAACGCGGTGCCGTGGCCGTGGATCTTTCTCGTTATGTGCTCGCGATGCACTCGAGCGGCTTCCAAGTGGAACGCCTGAACGAAGTGCGCGCGGCGACTGGGCAAGTGGTTCTTCGAGCGACCGTCCGCGTGGGCGGGAACCTGATCGACAACAAGGCGATCGTCGCTATCAAGGCAGCATCCTGATACCAGGAGGAAACAGATGATGGACGCATACAAGGAACTCGTCGAGAAGATGGGCGAGCTCTACGCAGAGATGACCAAGATGGTCGAGGTGATGGCCTCGGCCGAGGGCGAAGAACTCGCCGCGATGGAGAAGCAGATCGAGGAGAAGAAGGCGAAGTATGACGCTCTCGCCAAGCGCCGCGATCTGATGGCCGACCTGAACTCGCGCGCCGCCAAGGGCTCGCACAATGTGGTCGTGGTCGAGCGCGAGGCTCCCGTCGCTCGTCACGAGTCGCGCAGCCTCGCCCCGGTCGTTGGCGAAGCCTACGAGACTCGGTTCGCTGACTACCTGAAGAACGGCTTCCGCCGTGACTTCGATACTCGCGCGATCGCCGCCGGCACGGGCGATGGTCAGTACCTTCCATCGGCTGGCTTCTATGCCCAGCTCCAGAAGTCGATCGAGCAGGAGACCTCGATCTACAACCTCTGCCGCAAGATCGACGTGGGCAACTTCACCACGAACTTCACGCTCGAGGGCGACTTCGCTTCTAGCGAACTCGACACCGAGGGATGGTCTGGTGAAGCCGGGTCGGTCGATGAATACACGCCAACCTTCAAGAACATCACCTTCACGGGCAACTCGCTGCGGCGAGTGGTCAAGGTCTCGCGCGAACTCGTGCAGGACGCTCCTGCTCGCGGCGCTGACTTCTCGGTCGAGTCGATGGTCGCCCAGCGCATGGGCCGTCTCTTCGCGCAGTCGATCGAGTATCAGTTGTGGCACGGCAACGGCACCAACAAGCCGCAGGGCTTGAAGAATGCCAGCGTGGACGGTACTGCGCTCACGGCCAGCGCCACGACGCTCGCCACCGATGGCACGCTGACCCCGGATGAACTGATCACTTGGGTCTACAGCCTGCCGATGAAGTACCTGAAGAGCCCGTCCTGCGCGATCGTGGCTTCGCAGTCGTTCTACACCGCGTGCCGTCAACTCACGCAGAAGCAGACCGGATCTGGCAGCCACCTCGCTCTCGACTACCTGTGGGCGCCTTCGTTCCAGGCTGGCACCCCGGACCGCCTGCTCGGCATTCCGGTGTACGTCACGCCGTGGGCTCCGAACTTCGGCAACGTCAACGACCAGATCCACGCCGTGATCGGCGACTTCCAGCACATGGTGGTCGCTCAGCGGACTGGTATCAGCATCCAGGTGCTGAACGAACTCTACGCCGGCAACGGACAGATCGGCTACCTCGGCGAGACTCGTCTCGATGCCAAGGTGACCCGCATCGATGCCTTCCGCGCGCTGAAGGATGACAACAGCTGATCGGATGGGTGATGATGGGCAAGGAGGGCGGGCCGCAAGGCTCGCCCTCTTTCACTAGGAGGACACCATGCGCGTGCACATTTTGAAGGCGTTCGCGACTGCTCGAGGGGCTTGGTCGGCCGGAATGCGATGCGAGATTCCCGACGCGGATGCGGAGCGGTACATTCGTGCAGGGCTGGTCGAGCGCGACGAGCCCGTGATCGAGACACCCGAGCGCGGCCGCGTGCGGCTCCGCAAGGCGACAAGGGAGGATCCCGATGCTGGCAGTTGACGGAGCGACCTATCTCTCGAATGTCGAGGCGACGAGCCCCGCCGTCGAGCCCGTCACGCTCGCCGAGGCGAAGGCACATCTGCGAGTCACGCACTCGGATGAGGACTCGCTCATAACGAGCCTGATCGTGGCGGCTCGCAACTATGTCGAGGGGCTCGCCAATCGGCCGCTCGTGCAGCGCACCTACACGCTCAAGCTTGATCGCTTCCCGGCTCACTACGAGATCATCCTGCCCGCCGGCAAGGTCTCGGCGGTCTCCTCGATCACATATGTGGACACCGCCGGCACGACGCAGACGCTCTCGGCGAGCGCGTACACGGTCGAGACGCAGCGACTACCGGGCTCGATCGTGATCGCCCCGGCGATCATCTCGGCGTGGCCCGCGACCCGGTTCTACGCCGGGCTCTCGAGCGTCACGATCGGCTATACGGCCGGCTACGGCGCGACGGCGGCTAGCGTGCCCCAGGCGCTCCGACAGGCCGTGCTCATGGCCGTCGGCTACTGGTACGACATCGCGCGCGAGACTGGCTCCGAGGTGAATCTCTCCGAGGTGCCGCACGGGGTCGAGGCGCTGGCTCGGATGTTCTCTGTCCCGAGGATGGCATGAGGCGCGTCCGATCCGGTCTCATGCGCACGCCGTTCGTGGTGCTGAACCGCTCCACGGAACTCGACGAGTTCGGCCAGAACGTGCCGACGTTCCTCTCGACGGGCAGCACGATCTGGGGCTACCTCAAGGGCACCAACGCGACCGAGACCGTCGAGCGCGAGCGCGTGACGCACGCACGGACCTACGAGGTGATGATCCGAGCGAAGGAGCGGACGCTCTTCTCGAACACGAGCCGACTCGAAAGCCTCGGCCGCACGTTCGAGATCGAGGGCGAGATGGAGTACGACGATCGGCAGCAGACGATCACGCTCCGCGTGCGGGAGGTGCGATGAGCCAAGCGTTCATGGATCAGGTGAAGGTCGAGGGCGGCGATGCCGTCGTGCAGGCGTTCAAGAAGTTCACCGCCGACGTGCAGAAGGATCTCATCGAGACGCTCGCCGATCGTCAACTAGGACAGATCGCGCAAGCGATGCGCTCCGAAGTTCTATCTCTTCGCACGCGCACCGACGAGGCATACACGCGCAAGGGCAGCGGCCGGCGCTGGCCGTACCTGAAGCGCGGCGTGGAGGTGACTCCAGGCACCGCTCGCCAGAAGGTCGCATCGAGCATCGCCGTGATCCCGCTCGGCTCGAAGCAGCGCCGACTCTTCGTCGGAAAGCGCGTGGGCGTGACCGGGAGGAGCGGATCGTTCTATGGTCGGCTCATCGAGAAGGGATTCAAGCTCAAGGCCGCCGGCGGATGGGTGCGATCGGACCGCCAGATTCCCGGCAAGTGGCCCTTCTATCGAATCTTCAAGCGGCTCAAGCCAGGGGTCGAGGCCGAGGTCGTGCGCGAGTTCACCGACTTCATCCAGAGTTGGACCAACCCTGCCAGCAGCCGTAAGCAGAACAAGGGAGACCTCTCGTAATGCCCGCGCAAACCGTGTGGAACATCGAGACGGCCGTCAAGTCGCGGATCTCGGCGACCGCCGCGATCACGTCGATCATCGGCACGAATCCGGTACGGGTCTACCCCGAGATCCGATTCGACGGGCAGGCGCTCCCTGCAATCGTCTACGAGTTGAACACGACGAGCCCGTTCCAGACGCTCGTCGGGGCGCACACGCTGGCCCGCTCGAGCGTCGGCGTGCATTGCCTGTCGGATGACAAGCGGACCAGCATCGACCTCGCCCAGAAGGTGCAGGCCGCCTTCGATGACTGGTCGCAAGACTTCACGTCCGGTGCGACCCTGAAGTTGAGGGTCTGGAATACCCGCGTCTCTGGCATCGTCACGGACTACCAAGTACCAGCAGACGGTGCGACCTACGGTTTGTACATCGCGACCGTGGAGCTAACCTGTCTTCACACCTAACGAGGGATCCTCACTATGGCACTTTCCGCATACAACACAACGCTCACCGCTAACGCCGTCTCGATCGGTGAGGTGACGAACATATCGGTCGGCGGATCTTCGCTCGCCGAGATTGACATCACGAGCCTGACCGACTCAAACAAGACCTTCCTGATGGGCGCTCTCGATGCCGGAACGATGACCATCGACTTTTTCGCCCCGGCTAACTGGAGCGGATTCGATGCGAATATCATGCCGGCTAGCGGAGACGCTACCGCCACCTCATTCTCGATCTCGTTCGCTGGCGGATCGCTCGACGCTTCATTCAACGGCATCGCCACAAACCTCTCGATCTCTGCCGAGCAGGATGGGGCCGTGACTGCGTCAGCGACCATCAAGCTCACCTCGCAGATCACCTGGAGCTAACACATGGCAATCGTCGCACCCGGCTCGACGTTCTCGTATGCAACGACCACCGGATCCGGTGGCGCTACATTCACCGCCGTCGGCGAGATCAAGTCGATCTCCGTCGATGGGATCTCGATCGCAGAGATCGACACTTCTGCTCTTTCGACTACGGTGAAGTCTTTCATCGGCGGCACGAAGGACAGCGGCACGATCTCGATCTCGCTTTTCGCTCCCGCGTACGCGGCAGCCGAACTCGGAACGACCTCCAACAACGGCGCGCTCAATCCTTAC